CTAACTACATTTCTTTTTGGAACGGCTTATGCTGCCGTCATTACACACAAACTTACCATCAGCGGTACAGTGCGAGACGCCACCTTTCGACTTAGAACATGGATAGTTAGCTGCATACGTGAAGGAAGAGGTACTCAGTAATGCGAAACACAGAGGAATAAGTAACACGTTCAGGGTTTTCATCGATCATTTTCCTTGTCAAAAAATAGCCCACCACAGCACGAGCCATTAAGGCTTTAATGATGACTCGTCATCAAAGCACTTCCATGGCTCATTGACGCCACTTTTTATGGCCTCTGCATAATGCCTGACTAATTCAGAAGTGACTTTGCTATGCCGCACAAACATGCTCAGGGCATAAAGCCCATCCCTGTTGAGATCGACCTCCTCCGGAACCGTATCGGGTACAAAACAAACCGTTCTGTTTGATAAGGTGCGAAGGTAATACTTTTTATTTAACGCCCATGACTGGTTAGTAATATTTGCGCCGATCTCTACGCTTCTTGACTCTGGCATACAAACAACAAACCATGTCAATCCACCCTGGCGACTATCAACGTCGTTATGTAATAAGGCTTCCAGGGCTGCTGCACCCTCACTTTTAATAACGTTAAGCGCGGCCAGTAGCTGCTTTTTTCCGTGATGAGATTTAATGGCGAGAAACAGAATCGCGCCGCCGACGTAGAGCGTCAACGCGAAAATAAACACAGCGAGCCACCATGCCCCGGAGCCCGTCTTAGCAATCTGCGAGGCCAGAATTATGCTGATGCCAGACGTAGCCAGTAGTGCCAGACTATTGACGAGAACCTGTTGCTTTTTAGCTTTCCATAAGTAATAGCCAATGAAAACGACAAATAATCCATAAAAAAAGAGCAGTGACCTGTCCATTTATGTTTCACATCCTTGCGAAACCGCGCTGACTACAGCGGTGAAAAATTCCTGCGATCCCAAAAAAACAAGGGGCTGGCAAAATGCCAACCCCTTGTATCTACACTACTTTCACGGATGTCGCGAAAGCGTTTCTTAGTTCAGACGCTTTTAACGGACGCCATTGATATACAAGGTAAAACTAACAAAAACAGTAAGTTAAATTTATCTTTAGTGCAATGAAGTGCTACCAAAAGCAAGCTCTGTGGGCATTATATGGACACTATTATGCACATCTACTAAACGATTTTATCAGTAGATCTTTCTTGCACAAAGCGGGTCACTCGTGTAGCCAAAGAGTTCAATTCGGTGAATGACTCCTGATTGAAGTGATCTTCAGCCACACCAGATAGCGCATCAAGGAATTCGTTCAAAGCAGTATAAGCTTGTATGATCGTGACTGTTTCACCTCTAGGCTCAAAGAAGATAGCGAGCTTCGTCCTGTCATATATGCCGGGTGTGGATAAATTCTCGGATCGCACAATAATTTTTTCAGCAAAGGTAGTCGCAATGGCAAGGTCTTTGTAGGATGACCATATAAATGCAGCGGTTGCTATATCCATTTTGTATTTATAGTCACCTAAAGGTATGTAGCCACCACAAATTAAATTGATAACTTCCTCAGAATATAACTTGCAAACATTATGAATGAAGCATGCATTTAAAAATCCATCGCGATAATTCTTTGAGTTATCTATACTACTGCTTGGATTTTCCCTTTGATAACTCTCAATAAAATCCTTAACACCAGAAACCACTTTGGATAACTTATCTTTAGATAATAAATCCATTTTCTCCAGAAAATCAAAAAGCTCTCTTGAATTATAAACGTCATCCATATCAATTTCTTGATGTAAATATGCAGCTAAATCATAATGATTCTGAAATATATAATGGTTTTTATTTACTCTATCCCTAATCGCAGATTGTAATCGCTCAAGAGCGATATTTCCAGAAATCATCATCCCATTAATTTCATCTAGAATCATCAGTTCTTCCCTAGACAAGCTCCCACTTAATGGTTTGTAAACTAAATCATGCTCAACCTCGGACCAAGCATGCATTAGGACAGAAGCAACTTGAATTTCGACAGGAGTATTGCAATATCTTGAAGAATCATTCTTTTTTACTCTGAAGTGTCGAGCATGATAACCATCAAATTTTTTCTTATAACCTTCGATCTCTTTATCATCTCTAAAATTGGGAAATTCTTTGAATCCAATTTCACTAAACATACTTCTAATGATTGATGAAACTTTTTCCATGTCACCTGGGAAATATAATGCAACTCTGACCCCAGCCAAGTCAACTATATCTTCATAAATTTGACTTACATCTTTATATTTAAATCCATTAGATAAATCATTTCTCTTATGTAACTTATTTTTTAAGCTTTCAAAACCTTTTGCTCTTGCCGAGACAATAGCACGAACGCCAGCATCATTTAATGCCTTTTCCAATTCTTGGCTTACTTGCGATGCAAGTTTGTGATAAAAATCATATTCCTTTATATAGATCGACATAAACTGAGATATCAAGGCATCATTGTTTTTCATAATCGGTTCCTTTTTGTTTATGATATTTACACAGACTTTATGAAGTTATATTGTATTGGTTCTGCTATTGGATTTAGTACCGCAGCTTCTTCTAGATGATCTGGTGTAAAATGTGCATAACGCATCGTTTCTCGTATATTGGAATGACCTAGAATTTTTTGTAAAACAAGTATGTTCCCACCGTTCATCATAAAGTGAGAAGCAAAAGTATGTCTTAGAACATGGGTTTTCTGTCCCTCGGTCAATTCAATGTCAGTTAGCGCCAGCATTTTTTTAAATTCCTGATAGCACGGCTTGAACATTTTGCCCTGGCGAGTAGCCAGCTCATCATAAAGCCATCTAGGGATCGGGACGGTCCGGTTTTTTTTACCTTTGGTTTTTGTAAACGTCAATTTATAGGGAGAGAGCTGGGAACGGGTAAGGCGCTCGGCTTCACTCCACCGTGCGCCGGTCGCCAGGCAAACCTTAACAATTGTCGTCAGGTTTTCTTTGCCATACCGTTCACAGGCGCGAAAAAGTTCGGCGATCTGTTGTGGGGTCAGCCATGACATTTCCTTTTCGGCTTCTCTAAAAACGCGAATACCTTCGAGCGGGTTCGGTAGCTTCCATTCTCCAAGCCTTTTTAGCTCATTAAAAACAGCCATCAGGTACTGTTGTTCACGGTTTACAGTGATAGGTTTTGCTATCCAGTCCGCCGGGTCTTTGTGGTATCCATTATCGATCTCGCCGCGCAACCGCCGGTCACGATAATGCGCCCAATCTTTGGCGGTTAGCTGTGATGCCACAGGGTCACCAAGACCGTTACAAACAATATGTAATTTAGCCAGGCGTGATTTACTGGCTACTAGCGCCTGGCCGTGTAGTTTGTGCCAAAGTTCGATAATTTCACTCAACCTGCGGCGGTCTTCTTTCTCGCTTTTCCAGGGCTTGTCCTGCGCTTCCCTTTTTTTAAAATCCTCAAAGGCAACAGCTTCGCCTTTTGTCGCAAATTTTTTCCTGATGCGCCTACTATCGGCCCCGTCTAAACGAAAATCACAAAGCCATTCACCGGTAGAAAGTTTTGTAATGGCCATAGAAACCTGCTTAATGAATGTTGCGTAAGAAGATGGCTGACTGTCGGTATTGTTTGGGCAGCAGAACTGCTTGCGTTGTTACATCAGAGAGTCGCAATTCAATGAACTGGTCTTTTTGAAGTGTGCTATCAGTAATTAGGGGTACGGGCTGGTCATTGATAAAAGATGAAACGATATCAATTTTCTTATCGCTTCCAGTATCATTATTAAGGCGCACATTGATAATCAAGTCTGCTGGATTGAAGCTGGAAAAGCTTTTTGACGTTAAAGCCTTAACCCTTTCCTTAAGCGTCTCTGATGCCTCAACGGCTATGTATTGCCCGTTAGTATCTTTATAAGAAAGTATGTGCAATTTCCCATCATCTTTTAAATCTGAGCCAGTATGACGGCCATAGACCACAGGAATAGAAAATATTGCCCAACTGGTCATTTTCTGCGTAAAGCATTCTTTGTATTTGGCGTCAGGGAATACCGTTGGGACTGTCTTTTGTGCGTCTAACAAGGTGTCTGAAGGTTGGCGAGAATCCTCATAGCTTGTGCAACTGGCTACTTCCACCAACAAATCAGAGTCTGCGTCCTTCAAACCTTCGGATAGAACGCCAGAAAGTGGAAGATCTGTTCTAACTCCAATTTTACAGCCACCAAGTAATAATGAAATTGCGATCACAAAAGCAGTTCTATTCATGACATCACCCTAATTATTTTTCGATAATGTAAAACAAATTTTCCCTACACATTCAACATCGTCTACTAAGCATTGAAAATTAACTGATGAGTTTTTAAGATTTAATTTATTACCTGGAAGGCGCGAGACTTCATAGACGTCAATAACGCCATCAATATTGATTAACCATGTACCGCTTGCTAGCAATTTCAGCCCTAAATCGGCTAGCCATTTACTTTCGCCCCTTTCTATTAATGCAGGTTCAGTTAAAGGTTCATCCAATAAAGAAGGGTCGCACGTCCAGTGCCCCCTGGATAAAAGGGAGCCGTTAAAAAGTTCATATTTATTTATAGATTCTGCTTCAATCTTGCTTTCTTTCGTCGCTGAAGCTTCGAGCATAGAACCTCTACCGGTTGCCAGCCATCGAAGCGAAACACCTGTATCCAGTGCGCATGCCACAACCACATCACCAGGAAAATAATCCCGCCGAATCCATGTGCTCATGGTTCCTGAAGAAATTCCCATCAGATCCCCAAGCTGTTTTTGCATGGTGAAACCATACGCCTGCAAAATCCGTTGTAATACAGCTTTCCCGCCAGCTTCAATCAACTCGTTATAGACCGTGTTTTTATCAAACCGCTCTGTCTGCTCACCTTCAAATCTTGCATTTTCAAGCTGACCATGCTGAAGCCACTCAATATCGATGCCGGTCGCATGGGAGCACTCGTATATGTACCTAAATGGAACGCTGCCCCGGTTGATCCAATTACTTATAGTGGGTTGAGGCACCCCAGTAAGGTTTGAAAACTCAACGTTTGTACGAACTTTGTAAGCCTCTTTCATGCGAGTAAGCACGGCTTGTGCCTGTTCTCTGGAATCAACCATGACAAAATACCTTTTCAAATGGGTTGACAACTTTCCATAAGAAAATTAATCTCACCCATAGTGCGCAAATGCACGCCAATGCACTAAACCAACAGTTAACCGGAGATATTTACCCATGACTCCACAAATTGCAATCCCGTCAGGCCCGGATCTGATGACTTATGAAGAGTTTGCAGAACACTATGGATACGGCATCCGCACTGTAAAACAGATGGTTGCGGATGGTGATCTGCTCCTGATGCCTCGCAAGAAAGACGGTGGTGCAGCTCGTATCAACATGGTTGCTTTTCGTGCCCGTTTGCTTCAGCAGGGTATCAATTGCAAATACGTTGCCGCTTAAGCAATTCAATTATGCGAGTTGAAAAGGAATGCAACATGTTTGATTTTCGAGTTTCTAACCACCCACACTTTGATGAAGCCTGCCGCGCCTTTGCTAAACGGCATGACGTTACTGCGTTAGCCAGGCGCGCAGGGATGAAACCGCAAACCCTTCGCAACAAACTTAACCCCACTCAACCCCATCAGTTCACAGCACCAGAAATCTGGTTGCTGACTGATTTAACCGAAGATGCGTCACTGGTGGATGGCTTCCTTGCTCAAATTCATTGCCTGCCTTGTGTGCCGGTAAATGAGTTAGCCAGGGAAAAATTATCCATCTACGTTATGCAGGCCACCGCGCAGGTTGGTCAGGTCGCTGCGAACGCGGCAACCACTGGCCGTATTACTCACCTGTCCCGCCGTTCGATTGTGGAAAGTGCGAACGCTGGAATGCGTTTTCTTGCTTTAAGCGCACTGGCTGTAGATGCGCGGCTTAAATCCAGTCCGGCGATGTCCAGTGCGGTCGATACCATGACCGGCGTCGGCGCATCGTTTGGTTTGATCTGAGGTGTCGGTCATGGATAACGCACCTTCATTCGCTTCATTGCTGGTTCGTCAGAGCCCCTCCATGCATTACGGCAACGGCTGGATTATGGGTAAAGATGGTAAGCGTTGGCATCCAAGCCGCGACCAGTCCGAATTATTAAACGGGCTGAAAACCAAGCGGAAATCGCCAGCATATTTAATTATTCGTATTGCTCGTTCATTAATAAAAAGGGTGGCTTATGGCTCTTTCAAAAAATGACCTTAATTTAATTCTCGGTGTTGTGATCCCTAATATGGATAACGGCTTCGAAATTAAAACCCGTTCAGGTGAGATTTTCAAAGTTGACCCGAGCTGGGAGTGCTGTCAGGAATTTATGGAAGCACTAAAAGCGGAAATGATTAACCAGTTGAATCAGAAACCGCACCGCGTCTACGGCTACAACTAATCGTTCAAGTTAATTAATGGCGTAAACCCGCCGGGCATTCTTTTGCCCGAATTCTGGAGAAATGAAAATGCGAAATACCGAAACACTTAAAACCAAAACCGGGCCTGATGATGCGGGCCTTAATTACTTGCTGACTGAGGCGCGCAAAGACGAACGCCGTGGCCGCGCTGAGGCTATGGCCGCACGTCTGGACACGCTGGCCGCTCGTATCACCTCCCGCCAGCTCAACTGCGCAGAAGCCGCAGAGCTGTTGCGCGATGAGGCCGTCAAAATCCAGAACGAAGCTCAGGAGATCCACTGATGCATAACGCGCAATTGATTCCCGGCCAGCGTGTTCTGGTGACCCCACTTGAATCGGACAATGTTTACAACGGGATATTTATTAAGCGCCTGCCCAAAGGGGTAAGCGTTTTTATCCTTGCGGATTTCGTCGGCCTTACTGGCCCCGATGATATTGGCGATGTGTATTTAACCGACAGCATAGTTAGTCGCTGCGTAAAACCGGCGGAGGCTCACTGATGGCTGACTCTATCGATATGGCTCAACAGCGTGAGCACGAAGAACGCGAACGCCTGATTCTCAATGCCCGCAGCCGCAGCGCTGCAGTTTCCCGTTTCCTGTGCGAATCGTGCGGAGAGTCCATCCCGGAAGCACGGCGTATTGCCGTACCGGGCGTGGAGCTGTGCGTCACCTGTCAGGAAATTACAGAGCTGAAAAGTAAGCATTACACGGGGGCTGTATGAAAAAAGAAAGACTGGCCGTTAAGCCGCTGACCGATGCGGAACTGGATGAAATCATAGCCGGGAACGTTGACGGTGTTGAACCTACAGCTCAGGAAATATCGATGGCGCTGGAATTACGCGAGCGTCGCAGCCTTACCCGGATAAATTTAGTTGTTGAGTCGGCTAAGCAAGGCGGTGCTGTATGAGCACCATCCTGAAATGGGCGGGTAATAAAACTGACCTTATGCCGGAACTGTTAGCGCATCTTCCCAAAGGCCCGCGACTGGTTGAACCGTTCGCGGGTTCCTGCGCTGTGATGATGGCAACAGACTATCCTCATTATCTTGTCGCGGATATCAACCCCGATTTAATTAATCTGTATCGCACCATCGCAAAGGATTGTGAAAACTTTATCCTGCGCGCAAGGGCAGTATTTGAAAGTTTTGTACTGGCAGAAAATTATTATCGGGTGCGTGAGGCTTTTAATCATGACCGGGAAATTAATATTTTTCACCGTGCTGTTTATTTCCTCTACCTCAACCGCCATTCCTACCGTGGGCTTTGCCGTTATAACCAGAGCGGTGGCTTTAATGTCCCGTTCGGGAACTACAAAAAGCCTTACTTCCCGGAAGCGGAAATACGTGCCTTTGCTGAAAAAGCAAAGCGCGCCACGTTTATCTGCGCCAGCTTCGACGAAACCCTTAACATGTTGCAACCTGGCGACGTTATTTACTGCGATCCGCCTTACGACGGTGTGTTTACCGGGTATCACACAAATGGTTTTAATGAGGATGACCAGTACCGTCTGGCCTCGATTCTTGAGCGCCGTTCATCAGAAGGTTACCCGGTCGTCGTATCCAACAGCGACACGTCATTAACCCGTTCCCTCTATCGCAATTTCGTGTGCCACCGTATCACGACGCGCCGCAGTCTGGGTGTTGCTGCCGGTGATGGCAAGTCAGCGCCGGAAGTTATCGCCGTTTCACGTTACCCGGCCCAAAAGGCATGGTTCGGGATTGATCTGGCTTCCAGTTGTGATAGCACCGTAGTTTTACGGCGTCTGTAAATGACTGACACCGTTTTCCCTTACGCATGGAACGCGCCCCGCGCCGCTGTCGGAGCCTATCAGGCTGACGACAGTGTGCGCGGGTTTTATTACCTGACGCCTGACGGTAAGCGTAAGCTCATCACCCCGATGGAGCTGGCGGAAACCGATGAAAAACCAGACCGCAGCAAGGCAGCGCGCCGCCGTCTGGCTTCATTGCCTCACTACGTCCGCAGCTACTACGCACGCCAACTGGAAAAGATGGACAGCAAAGGTAAAAAAGCCGCTGATGGCTGGCTGTTAAATACATTTGAACGCCACGTTCTTTCCCGTATCGACCATGTGAATGACCGTTATCTACCGAACGCCACCTTACCGGCGGCCCTGATGCCGCTGCGTAATGAGTTTTTCCGCCTGTTGTGGGCCGGTAAAAAAGAACTGAAACGCCTGGCGCATAGTCTTGCTGACATTTTGCAATGCGAGTTTATGCGCGAGTTTGATTTTCAGTATGAGCGCACCACCGATCCCCACTTTTCAACGCTGTCCGCCTATGGCCGGATGGGGTTTCTTGCATCACACCTGAATACCGCTGTGCCGGGCTGGACGGCCTACTGCAACGAAGAACTGGAAGGCGAAGACGCGCTGAAATGCGTCGCGCGCCTACAGTCGCCGCAATGGTGGCTTAACCGCCTGCGCCGTATGCATGCCCGCTGGCGCGAACACCTTATGATTGTGACCGGTTACGTCCAGGCTAAATCCGCACCCTACAGCAGTGAACCCTGTATTCAGGAATGGCAGGCACAGAAAAAAGCCAACCGCGAATACCTTAATGCGATGGAGCTGGAAGAACAGGACACCGGTGAGCGTCTGTCACTGGCGGATAAGGTGAACGGCAGTATCGCTAATCCGGCAATCCGACGCGCTGAGCTGATGGTGCGTATGCGTGGCTTTGAAGACCTGGCGAAGCTGGAAGGGCTGGCCGGTGATTTCTATACACTTACCGCCCCGTCCGCTTATCACTCAACACAAAAGAGCGGACGGCGTAACGATAAATTCAACGGTTCTTCCCCCCGGGATACCCAGCGCTATCTCTGTAAGGTGTGGTCAAAAACCCGCGCCGCATGGAAACGCAGAGGTATCCGTGTATTTGGTTTTCGGGTCGTTGAACCTCACCACGACGCCACGCCGCACTGGCATCTGTTGCTGTTTATGCGCCCGGAGCATGCTGAGCTGGCGCGTGCAATTTTCCGTAAATATGCCATGAAAGAAGATGGCGGCGAAGCGGGCGCAGAAGAAAACCGTTTTAAAGTCGTGCCGATTGAGGAAGAACACGGCAGCGCCACCGGGTATATCGCCAAATACATCAGCAAAAATATCGACGGTTACGCCCTGGACGATGAGAAAGACGATGAAACCGGCGAGCCGCTAAAAGATATGGCGCGCCGCGTCAGCGCCTGGGCGTCACGCTGGGCTATTCGCCAGTTCCAGCAGATTGGCGGCGCACCGGTGACCGTTTACCGGGAATTGCGCAGGCTGCGGGATCGCGAACTGGTTTTACATCCTGAGATTGCGGAAGCGCATACCGCTGCGGATGAGGGGAACTGGGCCGGGTATGTTACGGCGCAGGGCGGCCCGCTTGTTGCCCGTGACTGTCTGCGCGTCCGGCTGAGTTATGACGTCACCGAAAACGGCAATATATACGGCGATGACGTGTCCAGAATTTCCGGCGTTTACAGCCCGTTTAAGGGCGACACCTCCCTGATTTTAACCCGCATATCACAGTTCAAAATTGTGCCGAAGCGTAAGCAGGATGGCGCTTCTGGTTTTGATTTTGACTTTTCAGGCGGCAGCGCCGCCCCTCGGAGTTCTGTCAATAACTGTACGCGGGAGCCGCGAACGGTTGAAAAAAATACATTTCAGGAAAGCACCGTCATAGCTGACGGTGCCAGCTGCGCTATTGATTACGGCAATCTGACGCGGAAGGAAAAGAAAGTAGTCGCAGCGCGGCTATCAGCTGAGTTTAAAGCGGAACAGCAGCGCAAACGCGAGCGGCGCAAACGGCAGCCGGTATTGCGCCAGCCTGGCGAACGGGCTGAAAAAATCCGCGAATTTGCCAGCTCCATCGGCTGGGATATTGGAGAAACAGAAGTCGGTCTGTTGCTGGCCGGTCAGCGTATTGCGCTGGACGGTTTTTTCTATGTCGCCCGAAGTGACGGCGCACTCTACAGAACGCGGGAAAAATTGCCGCAATCCACTGCGACAACGGTCAACACCTGGGTAACGCGGCTGCGGTCGGCTTATCAAAATCAGGGTCAGAGATAACCATGTGGTACCAAGCCCTTCATGGTCATTTCCGATCATGCCGGCCATTTCATCGAGTAAGGCCATTTTTAACCATGCTGCAGAAGAAACGGAGATAAAAACGATGAGCTATCTGGGAAGCAAAGCCGCGAGCGGCGTATATCAGAAAATTATCGCGCAAATGCCACCGCATGATACGTACATCGAAACACACCTGGGCGGTGGTGCGGTAATGCAGCGGAAGCCGCCTGCGTTACGCAACGTGGGAATTGATCTGGATGAGGAGGCGCTGAAAAATTTTGTTTTCATACATCAACTTTCACATGTGAGCCTGGTAAACCGCGACGCGGTTGAGTATCTGGAAACATTTGATTTTGCCAGTGCCGGTCGTGTGCTGATTTATGCTGACCCACCCTACTTGCCGGAAACCCGCACCAGTAAGGCGCGTTATCGTTTCGAATACACGGTAGAAGACCATCGTCGCTTACTTTCCTGTCTTATGGGCCTGCCGGAAAATGTGAACATCATTTTATCCGGCTATCCGTCCAGGCTTTATGACGCAATGCTGCCGGGATGGCGCACCTGTGAATTTCAGGCAATGACGCGCGGCGGTGTCAGAACGGAAAAGTTGTGGATGAATTTTTCAAAGGGCCGGGCTTATACCCACACTTTCGCCGGAAAGGATTATAACGACAGAAACCGCATTAAGCGTAAAGCCAGGCGTTGGCAGGAAAAGTACGCCGCGCTTCCACTCGCTGAGCGTTTAGCGATCATGACAGCGCTATGTGAGATTGACGCATCGTCATAATTTCAAAAGGTTATTAGTTTGAAAACTTATGAGTGATGTTCAGACTTTTTGACTGGAACCACTTTTAAATTTTTCGCATTACGTGCTACTGTATGTTTATACAGTATTCCTAACGGGAGGGATTCATGGTTGTTGATGAAGTCAGCCGTACCCAGCACAAGTGGGCCTGCGTACAGTTTATTGCGGAAGTATCGTTGCTAGCGAACTGCAAGCCATCAGATCTAAAGCTGGCATTAAGCCTTATTGCCGATTTGGCAAACGGTGAAAATCAGGATGCTGAAAGAGAAATATTCTATAAGGCAGAATAAAAAATGAGACTGAATATCGTTTTGGATAAAGAGCAGAAATTGAGTCCGGCCGTAATCAACTCCTTTGAAGCTGAGCTGACCTCCCAAATTCATAAAAGCTACCCCGCTACGAAAATCAGCATACGAAAAGGAACTACAACCGGCATTGAACTGACTGGCTTTCCTCTCGAAAGTGATAGGGAAAAAATAAGCTCAATCATTCAGTCTGTTTGGGAAGATGATAGCTGGGTGTAACCGGCGATGGTTTACTAAACGAGTCGTTTACGAGGTTAATATGGGTGCGCCTGATGCGAATTACCAGGTTGTCTATCGTGGAGAAGTATTACTGAATTATGTGCCTGGCGGGTGGGTATTCTTCCAGCGCTCGCGTGAATTTGGCGGCGGTTACTGGCTGGGAAAAACATTTGATGATGTTTTCGCTTTTGAGTTTTGCCACCCTGTTTCGCTGAGTCAAGGCGTTCGATTCCTGCTTAATGCCGGAAAAACCGGTAAACGATACGGCGATTGCGATGATAATTTTCAACTTTCTCCCCCGCCATCTGATCATGCATGACTATGCTGCATGAAAATGAAGGATCTAAAAAGGATCGTTTTGCCTCTGGCCCGCCTGTTCTGGCGGGCTTTTTCGTTATTCATGCGCCTGCATGAAAACCAATGCACAAAGCGGGCAGGCGTGGCGGGGCTACGAGCGCGCGCGCTCGCTTAAATTTTTAACGCCATGAGTGAAGTCGCTTTTTAGAAGCAAATGGCTTGCAAATTTTTTCAACGATGGGGTAACTTGATAAGAATCGAAGGATAAATCAAGACAAGAGCGATTTGTCATCGCTCTTGGGGTTACTAGGTGCAATTTATGACAGGTAATGTCCCGGTGGTGCTTTCTGAATCTGAGTTAAAGTCTATCTTAACCCTCACTGGTCGTTTCACATGGAACGTCGCAAGGCCAATTATCGCTTCTTTAGGGCTACCTACAGGTAAAGGGCGAGAAGCAACAAATGACAAAATATTAGAAAGCCTCCTTGATCTTAAAATTAAAGATAAACAAAAATTTGATGGCGTTATTGCAACTGTAAATGATCTAATTTTTGGGCAAGTCGTATATGGTGAAAAAGCATTATTTAGTCTGACCGTAGATAGCAGCGTTATTAAAAAACTTGTTAGCAGTTTTACTCATCACTGGAATACGATGACGCAGCCATCGTCTATGGCTGAAACGATCCTGGATGATAATCAATTACAAAGCTCTAAAAAAAATCAGCCATCGATCATTAATCTTTCCACTCAACATACTAAATCAGTTGTGGTTTTTTCCTCTGTCAGGGAATTAGTTGTAAGAGAAAAAATCCCCCCTTCAGCATTGGCATCATATAAGCAGTTTGATGAGATTATTGCGAAACGCAAAGAAAAACGTCAGTGCTTTGATGTCTGTATATTAGATACCACTTCTAATAACATTCATATTCTAATTGATACAAATGGTAATATTATTGGAGATAACGTTACCTTTGCCAAAAGTAACATTATCCGCGAATTATACAATCATGTCGGCTATAATTTTAATTCTACTGAGAAAGATTTTTATCCATTAATTGAACCAATATTTAAACAAAACTCACTACCCTATTCAAACTTAAGTTATAAAGTCTTTGACCTATCATTTCTAACAAATGAGGGAACCACGCATAAAGAAAAGAAAAATGTGGCTACTAAAGATTTGCGTGATGATTTGTTTAATAAAGAAGGTATCAAAGCTGTAGGTAGTATTGGCCTGTATCGTATTGGCATTAGAGTTGATAGAAATAATCCAAAATTGCAATTAGCCGACAATGTTGAACTTATTATTCCCGGTACCCTACGCAGGCATTTAGGAGGAAGTAGTTGCTCTCCTGTAAACTATGCTATATTGAGCAAATGTATATCTAAAGATGATTTCGAAACCCTCACAAAGCTGATATTATAACTGGAGTCAGCAATGAAGGATGGTGATATGCCTAAGGTCATCAAAGAAATGTGTGCCGAACGCCCAGAGGTTGGGGCGTTGGCTTGCTTTTTATATGATGAAATTGAAGCAAGGGCAAAAAAATCACCTAATATAGCTTTAAGTTATAAAGACTTACTTAATATTGTCGGTAGCTATAACGGAATTCTTCAGCCAGAAACGTGCCAAGAGAAAGTAATCTACCCCGCTATAGAAATTCTTTGTAGCCCAAAGATAGACTTTTTAAAACTCAACTACTGGTTTATTGATGATTTTCATGATCCTGTAGAACTTAATTTAGAGGACGTCATTGAGGCGGAAATTAGTGAGTCGTTAGTAAATCCATTTACAGGGGAGCTGCTTTACGACTATAAATCATTTGTCTTTCCTTTTTTTACATTAGATACATCTAAATCACAGGATACTATCTAATGGTAAATTCATCATCACCAATGAGTCTTGCTGAAATAGACAATAATATATTTCTACAACGTATTAATGCGTCTATTACTCGCGTTAGATTTGCTCTTCAATCATATGATAATTTCAAACAATTCGTCAGAATTCAACTTGATGCGGCCGTGAAGGAGATTGAAGAAAACTCAAATAAACTTAACTTTGATTTAACAGAGGATCAGCTCACCCTAATTTTATTAGCCAATATAAAAAATAAAGATATGGGGATTGAAGCCTATCATGAAAACAATCAACGTGGTCATTGTGATATCACAATTAAGTTGAATAATTACATTTGGCATGGTGAAGCAAAAAAACACACATCTTCCTATAGTTATTTATTTAAAGGATATGCTCAACTTACTGAGCGATATAGTACGGGAACCATTGACAGCGCAAGTGGTGGTTTGATTATTTATACGCGCAATAAAAAATGTAATGAGATGATGATTAGCTGGAAGAATCATTTAGATAAAGCCGCTCCAAAAATTCACGCCTGCAAAAGCATAACTATTATGCCTTGTACAAAAAACCCTTTAGTTTTTTATAGTCAGCATGTTCACACTGTCAGCCAATTGAATTATGAGGTTATTCATTATCCTGTTAACCTTTATCATGAACCTGTAGACCCCAGCCTCTAATGATCAATGTTTTATTTTTTGATGGCCTTTTATAATGAAAATAAAAAACCTGCATACACAGGTTTTTCACCATTAAATACCTAAATTATAATCTTCAAAAAGGATCACTTCTTCTCCTAACCAGTCGTTAAGCTCCTGCAGTCGCTTTTGCAGTGGCTTCAATTCATTGCGTACAAATACGAGCGCAGCCTTTTCTACATCACCAAACCCTCCAGTATTCGTTGGAATTATACCCATCAATTGAGGCGGCACCCTGTGCGCGGCCAGCATGTCATCACGGCTGATATTTTTGATATTCAGGAACTCATCCTTTGCCGCCACTTCCGACAGCGGGATTATCTGGATACCGTCCTTTTTCCCGTTCGGGCTGTACATAAACAGGTTGCGGAAGTTGCCCGGCCCTTTCGACTTTTTCAGAGCTTCGCGGATATTATCCACGTCCTGCTGGTTGGCTGCCGGGTCGCTCATGTACATGATGAATCCCGCGTGTGAGCCGTTCAGGTAATACTTACGGCGAAACAGTGTGGCCGACTCGTTAAGCAGGGTTGACGGGATGGCGGACAGGTATTCCGGCAGGCCGTAAATCTCCTGGTTCAAATCCGGCTCCATCAGGTGAAACACCCGGCCCGCGTCGAACTGGTACGGTTCCTTGTTATACCCGTACTGCACAAACCAGTAAGTATCAAGGTCAGTGCCGCGCCGGGTGAACTTCGCAAGCGAAGGCTCCAGGCTTAACGTCTGACCCAGACGGTTTACGCGCTGCTCAAGGTAGCTGTTACCAAAAGTCAGGAAGTCCAGGGCGAACCGGGAAAACGCCTGCTTTGACAGCCAGCGATGCGGGATAAACGTACTGGTCAGAATGTTGCGCTTTACATAAATGGCGCTGCTGTGGTGAGGTGCGGCCCGGAACGTGCGCGCCAGACCGTCAAGACTGATGGGCGGTTCATACCACCGATCCACCTGGACGCATTCAAGATAATCCATCAACTCCCGGCGATCTAATACGGGAACCGGCTCACCAAATGAAAACGCCTCCGCGTGTGCGCCGCCGGGTTGTTCAGTCATGGTTATCTGCTGACTGGTCGCCGCTTTACGGTTTTTGCGATTACCCATTAAAAAATCTCCACGATATTACTGTTGTTAACGGTGGTGCCTTCCAGCGGTTCATTGAACAGCGCATGCATAGTCGCCCAGGCCAAATCAGCGTGGCTGGCTTCCTCGCTGCGGCTGGCTTCATACGTCGGACGATTGCCGCTGGCCGTGGTGGCGCGGCGGATGGCCATGAATGATTGCGCTATATCGGTCAGGCCCGCGTCATACTCCAGGCGGCGGTGGCTGATAATGTCGTAGGCCTTCAGTACAAGGGCATTTTTGACGTTCGGGTTGTAAACAAACTCGCGGGCCGCAGGGAAGAACTGCTTAACGGACTTATAAACGCCATCGCCCACGCCGGTGGAGTCGATGCCGATATAGGTCACGTTGTATTTTTTCGTCAGTTCTTCGATGGCCTTCGCCTGGGCGCGGAAATCCATGCCTCGCCACTGGTGGCGTTCAAGGATGCGAAACTTGCCGCCAGGCACATCCGGCGGGGCAATAACCACGCACCCGGCGCTGTCGCCGTTCTGGGTTCCCTTTGCCGGGTCGTAACCAATCCAGACCGGACGCCAGCCAAACGGGCGGATCATCAGCGGTTCGAAGTCGTCCCATACTTCCCAGCTATCCACCATGCAGGCCTGCATCAGCGCCAGCGGGAACACCGACGCCAGGTCATCCACAAACTGGCACATCAGCAGGTTCTGGAATTCGTCCGGGCTGTATTCCAGGCTGAGCTGGTCGAGGTCGAAAAGGTTGCAGCCGCCGCGCACCGCATCTTCAATGGTGACAATCTGGCGGAACTGGCCGTCCGGGCAGAGCGCGCCGGGTGACAGGTGGGCGTGAGACAGGTCGATCTCCACGCGGTCCGCTTTGGCGCGGCCCTTGTTGAACAGCGCACCGGACCAGAAAGGGTACGCGCTGTGAGTCAGGCTGGACGGAGTTGAAAAATAGGTCTGCCGCCATTTTTTATGCAGCGCCATCCCGGAGGCGACCTTGCGCAGCTCCTGGAATTTTGGGATCCAGAAATATTCATCCAGGTACAGGTTACCGTGGTAACTCTGGGCGGTGCGGGCGTTGGTCCCCAGGAAATACAGCGTGGCCCCGTTGCTGAGCGTCATCGGGTCGCCCTTCAGTTCAACTTCCACCTCGCGGGCAAATTCAATGATGTACTGTTTGAAAACGTGGGCCTGTGCCTTACTGGCTGAAAGAAAAATCTGGTTGCGCCCGGTGATAAGCGCATCAATCAGCGCCTCGCGGGCAAAATAATACGTCGCGCCAATCTGGCGGGATTTAAGCAGGTTGCGGATGCGGTGAATTTTGCCCGCTTCCCACCACTGCCGCTGGTAGTCAAACGCGGAGCCGTGGAAAATCTCTTCCAGCTTCTCGATCTGCTCGTCGGAAAACACATTCTTTTCCGGCGGCTTGCGCGGGCCTTTGTTACGGTTGGCTACTTTTGGGTTCAGGTCGGCTTCATTGCCGCCATTGTTAAATTTCCCGATGCGCGCCTGCTGCACCGCCTGGCGGGACAGTAAATCAATTTCTTTGTAGTCCTTCCCTTCCTTCTGCTCCTTCATGACGAGCTGGCAGTAGCGCGCCGCCGTGGTGAGCTGCATCTGATCCAGTGGGCCAATATCAGCCCACTTGTCACGCTTTTTCCAGCTGTGAACGGTCGCGGGCTTCTCTCCCAGCATTTCAGCAATGCGGGCGATACGGATCCCGCTGAAATACAGGAACATGGCCTGTTTTCGCGGGTCAAGGTCTGAAGTGATGGGCGTCGTATTCATGCCGCCAGACTACGGCCCCGCGCGCGTCTTCTCCGCTTCTGGCTGTTGTGCCATTTCCGGCACAATGCCGCCGCGTTGTTTCACCGTCCGCGCCCCGCAAACATAAAGGCTCACAAGTCGTTATGAACTAACCGGAGCCGGAAACATGGCAAAAAAAGCAAAGCGTTTTCGTGTCGGGGTGGAAGGTGCCACCACGGACGGGCGCAATATCGAGCGCGACTGGCTGACCCAGATGGCCGCGAATTACGATCCGCAGGTTTACACCGCCCTGATTAATGTCGAGCACATCAAGGGATTCACGCCGGACAGCCCATTCCGCCGCTTCGGGAAGGTTGACCGTCTGGAAGCTGAAGAAATCACCGAAGGCAAACTGGCCGGGAAAATGGCGCTTTATGCCTGGATTACCCCGACGGACGATCTGGTCGACATGACCGGTAAAATGCAAAAGCTTTTCACGTCCATGGAAGTGAGCGTCAGCTTTGCAGACAGCGGCGAAGCCTATCTGGTTGGCCTGGCTGTAACTGACGACCCGGCGAGCCTCGGAACTGAAATGTTGCAGTTCAGCGCAGGTGCGGCACACAGCCCGCTCGCCAGTCGCAAACTGGACGCCGCCAACCTGTTTACGGCTGCCGAAGAAACCCTCATTGAATTTGAAGACGAGACGGAAAAGCCGAACCTCTTCACCCGCGTAAAAGAACTGTTGACCCGTAAATCCGCTGACGACAAGGCGAAGTTTGCCGACGTGCATCAGGCGGTGGAAGCGGTGGCGCAGGAGCACCAGTCCCTTTCCGCCACCGTGGAAGGACTCGGCACCTCACAGACCGGGTTTTCCGCCCGACTGGATGAAATGCAACAGGCCATTGAATCAGGTCGTGCGGAGCTGGTCAGCCTGCGCGAAAAACTATCCGCTGAAGACAGCCGCAGCGACCGCCGCCCGACAGGCACCGGCGGGAACGGCAGCGCTGAACAACTCACCAACTGCTGACGGAGTTACAGCACAATGAAAAAAACCACCCGCTTTAAATTCAATGCATACCTGACCCAGCTCGCCGCGCTGAACGGCGTTGCGGTGTCGGATATCGCATCGAAATACACCGCTGAGCCATCCGTTGCGCAGACGCTGGAAACAAAAATCCAGGAGTCATCCGGTTTTCTGCAAAAAATCAACATCTTCCCGGTGGATGAACAGTCAGGGGAGCGTCTGGGGCTGGGTGTCGGTGCCTCCATTGCCGGAACCACCGATACCACCCAGAAAGAGCGCGAACCAACCGATCCGACCTATATCGACGGTGAAGGGTACAAATGTACCCAGACCAACTACGACACGGCGTTACCGTATTCCAAGCTGGACCTGTGGGCAAAATTTCAGGACTTCCAGACCCGTATCCGCGATGCCATCGTTCTGCGCCAGGCACTGGACCGCATCATGATCGGCTTTAACGGCGTGAAGCGTGAAAAAACGTCCAACCGTGTGGCTAACCCGCTGTTGCAGGATGTAAACATTGGCTGGCTGGAGAAAATCCGCCAGGAAGCGCCGGTACAGGTACTGGATAAAATCGTCAGTGAAGGCCAGGTGATTTCACCGAAAATTCGCATTGGCAGCGGCGGTGATTTTGCCAACCTGGACGCCCTTGTACTTGGCGCAGTCAGTGAAAAAATTGCGCCGTGGTATCAGGAAGACACCGAACTGGTGGTGGTCTGTGGTCGTGCGCTGCTGGCTGACAAGTATTTCCCGATTGTGAACCGCGATCAGCCCAACTCGGAAACGCTGGCGGCGGACCTCATCATCAGCCAGAAACGCATCGGCAACCTGCCCGCCGTGCGCGTTCCGTTCTTCCCGGCTAACGCCATGTTAATCACCCGCCTGGATAACCTGTCCATCTACTGGCAGGACGGCACCCGCCGCCGCTCGGTTATCGACAATCCGAAGCGTGACCGCGTGGAGAATTTCGAGTCCGTCAATGAAGCCTATGTGGTTGAGGATTACGACGGCGTTTGCCTGATTGAAAACATCGAAATGCTGGCCGCGCAGGGTAACGGGACGTCCGGCGCGCTGACTGCCGACAACATTCAGGCAATTGTAACGGCGGCGGTTAAGGGCGTGATCGACGGTCAGAGCGCCGCAGGTGCCGGGGCGTGACAATGAATCCTTTCCGCGCCCATACGCAGTATATCCAGGCTAAGGAGGCCGCCCGCGAGGGCGGCAGTCACAGCGGCGCGAGCGGCTACAACATGATGTTGTTGCAGCTCACCGAACACCGCCGCCGACTGAAAGGGATCCAGTCAACCGAGCGTAAGTGCGAGCTGAAAAGGGAGTTTCTGCCCCTTTATGCCGGGTGGATTGCCGGGTTGCTGGAAGCGGATTCCACCCCGCAGGACGATGTGGCGATGTATCTGATGATCTGGCGCATTGATGCCGGGGACTATACCGGCGCGCTGGAGGTTGCCCGCCATGCCCTGAAACATGGCTGGGTAATGCCGCAGCGTTTTAACCGCACCACGGCAACAGCCATTGCGGAAGAGTTTGCCGACGCCGCAATGCGTGCCTTTGCCGACGGTGGCACTTTCAATGCCGCGCTGCTGACGCAGGCGCTGGAGATTGTCGAATCCCATGATATGCCGGACCAGTCCCGCGCCCGTCTTCACAAGTCGCTGGGTTATGCCCTGCGGGATAACGACCAGGCTGTCGCCGCGCTGAATCATCTTAAGCGCGCCCTGCAACTGGATAACAACTGCGGTGTGAAAACCGACATTAAGCAACTGGAAACCCGGTTGAGAAAGGCCGCCAACGGCTGACGAATCGTGCCAACGCGCGGGGCGGCACGGGGTGGCGACAGGTTTCTGAGCCGCATCAAAACCCCGTCCACCGCCCAACTTTTGGGAGTATCAAAAAATGAAATTCGTTTCACCGGAGCCGGTGAAGGACGGCGCGCAGGACACCATCCCAAACACATTTTTCTGGCCTGCAATCAGTCTTTCGAAATTCCGGGAGGACATGCGGACCGATGGCACCGTTACGCCGGAACGGCTGCGCCAGGCACTGCTTACCGCCATGGCGGAAGTAAATGCCGACTTGTACGACTTTCGGGAAAAGCAACAGAACCGAGGATGCGCAGATTTAAACAGCGTACCGGCTGAGATTATCGACGGCGAAAGCCAGCGGGTATTGCTCTACCGCCGGGCGGTGTTTTGCTGGGCAAAGTCCAACCTGGTCGAACGTTACCGTGATTATGGCGCGACCGGCGAAGGCAAAAAAAAGGCGGATGAGTATGCCCAGACGGCAGACGAACTGATGCGGGATGCCCGCTGGGCTATTTCCCGTTTGCAGGACTTACCACATATGACGGTGGAGCTTATCTGATGAAGGTCCGGGCGCAACAGAATGACACGGTTGACGCTATCTGCTGGCGCTATTACCGGCGCTCGCATGGCATGACAGAAGCCGTACTTAATGCCAATCCCGGACTTGCGGAGCGGGGGCCGGTTCTGCCTCACGGACTGGAAATTGAACTGCCCGAACAGGTGCCGACCTCTGTTGCCCGGACCATTCAACTCTGGGAGTGAAAATGAGTATTGAAAGGATGATGTCAGCGCTGACGTATTTCATCGCGCTGTTTCTGGCCTGGCTGGGTGATTTCTCGCTTCAGGATGTGGGGACACTCCTTGCCATGGTACTGGGTGTGGCGGCGTTCGCGCTGTCCTGGTATTACCGGCGCAAAACCTACCAGTTACTGGCCGCCGGGGCGATCAGTCGGGAGGAATATGAACGCGCAAATCGTTAAACGCTGTGTGATCGGCGTGGTGCTGGCTATTGCTGCCACGCTGCCGCAATTCCAGTTGCTGAAAACCTCGCCGCAGGGGCTGGAATTGATTGCGGATTATGAAGGCTGTCGGCTTACCCCGTACCGCTGCGCCGCCGGTGTATGGACTAACGGGATCGGGCATACCGAAGGCGTCGTGCCGGGGAAAACCCTCAACGAGCACCAGGTGGCCGGGAATCTCGTCAGCGACGTGTTACGGGTGGAAAAGGCGCTGGCGGTCTGCGCGCCGGTGGACATGCCGCCACAGGTATATGACGCAATGGTCAGCCTGGCGTTTAACGTCGGCACCGGCGCGGTGTGCCGCTCCACGATGGTGTCGTTTATCAAACGTCACCAGTGGTCGCAGGCATGTGATCAGCTGTCGCGCTGGGTCTACATCAACGGCGTGAAAAACAACGGGCTTGAAAATCGCCGCGCACGAGAAAAGGCGTGGTGCGTAAAAGGAGTGAATCCATGAAGCGTAAAGTGATTTCTTTTGTGCTGGATGTGATGCTGACGCTGATGCTGGTCGCGGGCCTGATGAAACCGGAAAGCGTGGCGGTGAATTTTGTGGTGGCGTGGGCCTGGCTGGGTTGTGCGCTGATGCTGACCGCTGTCACAACGGGCATGGCGGGCCATGTTATCTGGTACGTGTTTGAAAAGGGCAAAGTACCGGATGCGGAATCACAGGCGCTGAAAGCAGTGCGCGCCATCTTTAACCCGGATATTTCCCCGCTGCGCCGGTGGTGGTCCTGGGCAATGTTTGCCGCAATTGTGGTCTGCCTCATTAATGCGGGCTGGCTGGTTGTGGCGATTGTTTATCTGTTCTGCGCTGTGGCCTTCCGGTTTACCGCCTCGGTTTATCGTCAGTTAATGGCGGATGCACCATGCACCGTGGCGTAGTGGTTTTACTGGTAGCGCTTGCCACCGCGCTGGCCTTTCTGGGCTGGCGACTTAATGAAGCGCATCAGGCTATCGGCAGCCGTGACCGGGATATTGTGGCGCTGTCTGAAAAGCTGAGCGACAAAAATGGTCAGCTTCTGGCCGTGGACATGATGGCCCGAATGAATGACGCCTATCAGGCCGGGTTTCAGCGCAACACGGAAGCCATTCACGCGGCGGCCGCAGAGCGTCAGGCAATGATTAAGGGGGTGATCCGTGGAACTGAAGAGAATGCGCGCTGGGCTGATGCTCCTTTGCCTGCTGATGTTATCCGCCTGCAAAACCGCCCCGCCATTACCGGTGGCGCAGGTTATCAGGATTTCCTGTCCGGCGGTGACCCGCTGCCAGCTCCCGGCGAGTAACCCGACAAACAACGGTGAACTGCTGGAAGCCAAAGAAACAGCGGAAACCGCCTGGGGGCTGTGTGCCGCTAAGGTGGATATGATCGTGGACTGTCAGGAGAAACTCAGTGAAAAAGCCCGATTCCCTGCGCCAGTCCATCAGTGAAGGTCTGGAGTTTCTGAAGAAAAACCCTGATGCCCTGCATTTGTTTGTGGATGAGGGGACTGTGGTCAGTACCGGCGTACCGGCTCCCGGATGGGAATACCGCTACACGCTGAATGTGGTGGTAACGGATTATGCCGGGGATCCGAATCTGCTGATTGCTGTTGTGTGTAACTGGCTCGCCACACATCAACCCGATGCGCTGAACAACTCTGAACTGCGGGAAAAACTCTTCCGGTTTGAGGTGGATATTCTGAATAACGATCTCTGTGATATCGCCATTTATCTGGCGCTGACGGAGCGCGTCATTGTCACGGTTGAGAACGGACTGGCAGTAGTGGAAGCCGTCCCGGAACCTGCCAGCCCGGAAGACGACTACTGGATCCGCCATGGCTGAATTTAAAGAAATTGAAGGGTGGCTGGATGCGCTGATAGCCCAGCTTGAACCGGCGCAGCGGCGAAAACTGTTGCGGGATGTCGCAACAAAAATCAGGCAACAACAACAACAGAATATCAGGATGCAGAAAAACCCGGACGGCAAAGCCTACGAGCCACGACGGGTATCAGGACGCGCCAAAAAGGGCCGCGTACGTCGGCAGATGTTCACCAAACTGCGCACCGTTCGGTATATGAAAACCCGCGTGACGGCCAGCACGGCTGAGGTTGGGTTTGATGCAAGAGCGCAGCGTGTCGCCCGTGTTCATCACTACGGCCTGCGTGATCGGGTAAGGCCAAGTGGTCCGCAGGTGACTTATGCACGGCGTGAACTGCTCGGCATAACTGATGCATCAGAGGAACTGATAAGTGACCTGATTATTGCGCATCTTGCGCGCTGATTGTCTGGTGACTGAGACAACAGCCGGGACTAAGCGCCACGCGGTAACAATGGAAAACTGATGACATGAAAACAGATTTTACCCTTGCCGAACTTTACCGCCTGCTCCTTAACCTTATCCGAAAAGGAGTGGTGACCGAGGTGGACGCCGAAAACTGGCAGTGCCGCGTCCAGACCGGCGACCTCGAAACCAACTGGCTTAACTGGCTGACCCTTCGCGCCGGTAAATCCCGCACATGGTGGAAACCGTCCGTAGGCGAACAGGTTCTGCTACTGGCGGTGGGTGGCGAGTTAACCACGGCGTTTGTTCTGCCTGGCATTTATTCCGATGCCTGCCCCCCGCCGTCCACGTCAGAGGACGCAATGGTAACCGCGTTCCCGGATGGCGGCTGGATTGAATATGAGCCGGAAACCGGGCGCTATCAGGTTAAAGCCGGGGCAAATATCGTTTTTGAAGCGCCGGAAAGCATAGCCATCAAAACAGCATTGCTGGATATCGACGCGGGACAGACCGTGATCAACGGTGACGTTACCCAGAGCGGCGGCGCATTATCTTCCAATGGTGTTGTTCTGGATGCTCACGCCCACATCGGCGTAATCAAGGGCGGCGATAAAACGGGCGGGCCAGTCTGATGATGTATATGGGGATGAATCAACGGACCGGCGAAGCCATTACGGATATCGATCATATCCGCCAGTCCGTGCGGGACATTCTTACCACCCCGGTCGGTTCCCGGATTTATCGCCGGGAATATGGCTCGCTGTTTTTATCGCTGATTGATGATCCGACGAACCCGGCGACAAAACTCAGGGTAATGGCGGCAACCTACAGCGCGATTAACCGCTGGGAACCGCGTATCCGGTTAGACAGCGTCACGCTGGAAACCACCATGGACGGTGAAATGGTCGTGGAGCTTAGCGGCTATCGTGATGACGGTTCCGCTGTGAGCTTAAGTGTTCCGATGGGGAATAATTTATGAGTGCCGTTGATCTTTCATCCCTGCCCGCGCCGCAAATTATTGATGTGCCGGACTTTGAAACGCTGCTTACTGCGCGTAAGGCGCGTCTGGTATCGCTTTACCCTGCTGAATTGCAGGAAGCGGTTGCCCGTGCGCTGGAACTGGAATCCGAACCGCAACTAAAAATCCTTCAGGAAAACTGCTACCGGGAAATTCTGCTGCGTCAGCGCATCAATGAAGCAGTGCAGGCGGTCATTATTGCCCGTTCCGGCGGCGGAGATCTGGACAACCTGGTCGCCAACTTTAATGTGCAGCGTCTGGTCGTCACGCCAGCGGATGAAACCGCCGTTCCGCCGGTTCCGGCTGTCATGGAGAGCGACGAGGATTTACGCCAGCGCGCGCCGGAAGCGTTCGAAGGTTTATCCGTGGCGGGGCCAGAAGCGGCGTATAACTTCCACGCCCGCAGTGCTGACGGGAGGGTAGCCGATGCATCCACGGTCAGCCCGTCTCCCGCTGCGGTGGTGGTGACCGTGCTGTCCCATGAGGGTAACGGGCAGGCCAGCCAGGCGCTGCTGGATATTGTAGCCAGCAAGCTGAGCGCCGAAACCATCCGCCCGCTGGGCGACCGGCTGACCGTTCAGTCCGCCGCTATCACTGAATACCGGGTGGCGGCAAAGCTGCACCTGTTTGATGGCGTGGTGGCTGGTCCCTGTCTAGCGGCAGCAAAGAACAATCTTACTGCCTATCTGCTGGAGCAAAAGAAGCTGGCGCGCAGTATCCGGCGCGATAACTACAAGGCTGTGCTGCGTGTGGCCGGGGTGGACTGGGTGGAGCTGCTGGAGCCTGCAGCCGATGTGCTGATGGATAAGTCACAGTCGGGATACTGCATCGCCACAGATATCACCATTGCCGGGGATGCCAATGAGTAGCCTGTTGCCGCCGGGATCGTCCGCGCTGGAGCGTCGTCTTGCTGAAGCCTGCGGCGATATCAGCACCGTTCCGGTGCCGTTGCGCGAACTGTGGAACCCGGACACCTGCCCGGAACACCTGCTGCCCTGGCTTGCCTGGTCGTTCTCTGTTGACCGCTGGGATGAGGCCTGGCCGGTAGCGGTGAAACGCCAGGTTGTGCGCGATGCGTATTTCATCCACCGTCAGAAAGGCACCATTGCCGCCGTACGCCGTGTGGTGGAGCCGTTCGGCTTTCTTATCCGGGTGATCGAGTGGTGGCAGTCCGGTGAAACGCCGGGAACCTTTCGCCTTGATATTGGCGTTCAGGACCAGGGCATCACGGAAGAAACCTACCAGGAACTTGAGCGACTGATAGCGGGCGCAAAGCCGGTCAGCCGTCATCTGGTTGGCCTGTCCATAAACTTGCAGACCAGCGGCAGCGTTATCACCGGCGCGGCCAGCTATCAGGGCGATGAGCTGACTGTTTATCCCTACTTTGCTGAAGCTATCAGCGTGGGCGGCCCGGCAGTGTCCGGCGCTGCCATCCATTTGATTGATGAGATGAGCGTAAATCCATGACGGCAAAATATTATGCAATCCTGACCACGCTGGGTGCCGCGAAACTGGCTAACGCCATGGCGCTGGGAACGAAACTGGAAATTACCACCATGGCCGTGGGTGATGGTGGCGGCGTACTGCCGACACCGGACGCCAATCAGACTGCCATTGTCGGCGAACAGCGGCGCGCCCCGATTAACATGCTGAGCATTGACCCGGCGAACCCCGGACAGATTATTGCCGAACAGGTTATCCCGGAGAATGAAGGCGGCTTCTGGATCCGCACTATCGGTCTGTACGATAAGGACGGGACGCTGATTGCGGTGGCAAACTGCCCGGAAACCTATAAGCCGCAGTTACAGGAGGGAAGCGGTCGCACCCAGACCATCCGCATGATCCTGATTGTGTCGAACACTGACGCTATCACGCTGAAAATTGACCCGGCGGTCGTGCTGGCAACCCGTAAATATGTGGATGATAAGGTCATTGAAGTTAAGGCGTATGCCGATGAGCTGATGGCCGCGCACCTTGCCTCCGCTAACCCACATAATCAGTACGCGCCGAAAGCCTCCCCTGCCCTGACCGGGACGCCAACCGCGCCGACACCAGTTAAAACGGACAACACAACCAAACTTGCCACCACTGCGCATGTGAAACAGGTTGTGGCGGATTATGCGCCGCTGGCAAACCCAGCGCTTACCGGTAAACCGACAGCCCCGACGGCGGCGCAGACGTCAAACGACACGCAGCTCGCGACTACGGCATTTGTGAAAGCGGCTATCACAGCGCTGATTGATTCCTCACCGGCGGCAATGGACACGCTGAACGAACTGGCCGCCGCGCTGGGTAACGATCCGAACTTTGCCACAACCATGACAAACTTGCTGGCCGCAAAAGCGCCGCTGGCAAGCCCGGCAATGACGGGAACGCCGACGGCACCGACGGCAGCGCAAACCGTCAACAATACACAGCTCGCGACCACGGCATTTGTGAAAACCGCAGTGGCCGCCCTGCTGGCAAGCCCGGCGTTTACAGGCACGCCGACGGCCCCGACGGCGGCGCAGACTGTCAACAACACGCAGATTGCCACCACGGCTTATGTAAAAGCGGCGCTGGCTGCCCTGGTGGATTCCTCACCGGCAGCACTCGACACGCTGAACGAACTGGCCGCCGCGCTGAATGACGATCCGAATTTTGCGGCAACCATGACAGCGGAACTATCCAAAAAAATGGATAAGGCCAGTAACGGGGCGGATATCCCGGACATTGCGGCGTTTCTCAATAACCTTGGTTTACGAAAATCAGTAGCTGAGACCGGTTATTTCAAGATTGATGATTATCAATTCGTCTGGGGGCGAGGTTCAACAGCCAGTAACGGCATCGGTAATGTCCAATTTCCGCACGCTTTTGTTGGTGTGCCTTATCTGGTTATGCCATCGGACATATCTTCCACGCCTGACGGGGTGAATGCCGTTGGGTGGGATTTAATAAATACTACTGCGGCCGGGGCTAGAGTTTTTTCAGCCGATTCAAAAGCGTCGGGTATCGCAACGACGTTTTCTTATATCGCTATCGGAAAGGGGGCCGTATGAAATACTGCGCATTAAATAACGGGTTTTATAATGACAACACTCCAGAAGATAATATTCCGGGCGCTTTTGTTTGTATCACCGACAGCGAAGCCCAAAGGATTTTAGACGGTCAAGTTAATGGACAAATTCAGCCTGGTGACGACGGATTCCCTTTACTGGTTCCGTATCCTGAATTAACAAAAACAGAACAGCAGGAGCGAGCAGAACAGAAACGACAAGCTTTAAAATCAATCGCTGATTCAGAAATTTCATGGCGTCAGGATGCGGTTGATGCTGATATCGCAACGGACAAGGAAGCCAGTGAGCTTGTAGCGTGGAAAAAATATCGGGTGCTGTTGATGCGAGTCGATACCTCAACAGCACCCAACATTAGCTGGCCTGTTAAGCCTTAATAGCGGGCCAGTTGATATTAGGCGCGGTGCCGGTGTCTGTTGCCGTCACTGCGTCGATGTAATCCAGTGTGATGCCTAGCCTGAGCTGCTCCGCATCTGTTAGCGTTCTTCCTGCCCGCAGTTTCAAGCTGATGACAGAAATAGACTGGAGCGCTTCATCAATTCTGTTCTGTTTTTCCTGCTCAGCAGCAGCGACGTATTGCTCATGCGTTGGGGCTGGCCTGTCCAGCAAAACAGGATACCCCGTGTCATCAGCCGCTATTATCTTCCCCGCCTCCTGGCCACTCATCAATTCACGCCATTTATCCTCAGTGATATCGACAGCATCAGCAGGAATGTCAGCGTGAAACCCAATCAGATAAAACCCCGTCGTTTTAGCGCTAAATTTATACATGTCATTTACCTATCGCAAAATATGATGCGGTTGTTACACCAAGCAGATCTTTTCCCTTGTTCTGCACTACCAGAATGGTTTTGTTGGTGAAATTGTCCCTGGTTGCATAGAGAGAGATCCCATCTACAGCGCCCGCCGTTTTGTCATTAAGAGTCAATAAAACCTGAAAAACGCGCTCTTTAAACGCCATTGGATATGCAGCGCCAAGATTCCCCTGGTCCCCGGTCGCCGTTCCCCACTGAAAAATTAACCCTCCAGGGAGTATCTGGTATCCAGTTGCAGAGATTGATTGTCCAAAACCAAGGTTTGCGGGATTTGTCGGCCATTTCTGATCGTGTTGGCCGTACCAAAAAAGGTTTCTGCAGAACCGTCATTAATGACCGTGCTCGATACAATGCCCCCTGAAACTCAACGGATTAAGGGGTATTAAAATGCTGGTTGGCTATGTGAGGGTGTCAACAAATGACCAGAACACTGCATTACAGAGAAATGCACTTGAAAGCGCAGGATGTGAGCTGATTTTTGAAGATAAAATCAGCGGCAAAACATCAGAAAGACCCGGATTAAAAAAGCTCCTGAAAGTGCTGGCCTGCGGTGACACGCTTATAGTCTGGAAGCTGGATCGGCTGGGCCGAAGTATGCGCCACCTGGTAACGCTTATTGAAGAACTGCGCCAGCGGGGTATAAATTTTCGAAGCCTGACGGACAGCATTGATACATCCACACCAATGGGGCGCTTTTTCTTTCACGTTATGGGCGCTCTGGCAGAGATGGAGCGCGAGTTAATCGTCGAGCGTACCCGCGCCGGGCTGGATGCTGCCAGGGCGCAGGGCCGAATCGGTGGCCGCCGCCCGAAATTAACAGCCGAACAATGGGCGCAGGCCGGGCGGTTAATCGCTGGCGGTGAATCCCGTCAGCGGGTGGCCCTGATTTATGATGTAGGTGTCTCGACCCTGTACCGGAAATTTCCCGCCGATGGCGCATTGTCTGAAACATGAAACATTCCTGTACGCATGACCAGTAATTATAGTTTTTGTAACCTGAAAACAGGCACATAAACGAGAAATGGTTATGCAGAAAGCGGTTATTGGTCCGGCGACGTTGTATTGTGGTGACAGTCTGGAAATCTTGCGGATTCTGGATGAACAATTTGATGCAGTGGTGACTGACCCGCCTTATTCAAGCGGTGGCATGACACGCGGTGATCGCGTGGCAAAGCCTTCTGAAAAATACGTTAACAGCACTCACCATCACGAATTCTATGGTGATAACCGCGACGCCCGATCATGGGCATTCTGGATGACGCAATGGTTAAGCCAGGTAAACCGGCTGGTCGTTCCGGGTGGTTACGCTATGGTGTTCACCGACTGGCGGCAACTTCCTACCCTGACCGATGTGTTTCAGGCCGGGGGCTTTATCTGGCGTGGGCTGGTTCCGTGGGACAAAACGCTTTCAAGTCGCGCGCCTCATACCGGATATTTTCGCCATCAGTGTGAATACATTGTGTGGGGCAGTAACGGGCCGCTGCCGAAAAGTCAGCATGGCGGACCATGGCCCGGACTTTTGACACAGCGGATTATTCCTTCCCGGAAACTGCATATGACCGGTAAGCCGGTTGAGCTGATGGAGAAACTGACCGCGCCGGTCGCACCGGGCGGAAATATTCTCGATCCGTTTATGGGGAGTGCGTCAACGGGCGTGGCTGCAATTCGCCGGGGCTGCCGGTTCACCGGTATTGAAATGAGCCAGCAATACTTCGATATTTCATGCGATCGGATGGAAAAGGAAATGGCAGCGCTAAAAGCTGGCGTATTGTGCCAGTGACAGCACAACGGCGCGAAGCTGCGCGCGCGACATAATCACTTCACCATAGGGCGGAATCCACTCAGGAGGTCCGCCAGATGGCTGAAGATTATCACCACGGTGTCCGCGTTCTGGAAGTCAATGAAGGAACGCGCACTATCCGTACCGTCAGTACCGCTGTTGTCGGGATGGTCTGCACGGCAGACGACGCCGACGCAGCAACATTCCCGCTTAACACGCCGGTGCTTATCACTGACGTGCTCACCGCGTCCGGCAAGGCGGGCGAAACCGGCACGCTTGCCCGTTCACTGGATGCCATTGCCGATCAGTCCAAGCCTGTCACCGTTGTGGTGCGCGTTGAACAGGGCGAGACCGAAGCGGAAACCACGTCGAATATCATCGGCGGCGTGACTGCCCAGGGCAAACGCACCGGCATGAAAGCGCTGCTTACCGCCAATAACCAGCTCGGCGTGAAACCGCGCATTCTGGGGGTTCCCGGTCATGACACACAGGCGGTCGCGTCTGAACTGCTGAGCGTGGCGCAGTCCCTGCGCGGCTTCGCGTATCTGGCCGCCTATGGCTGTAAAACCGTTCAGGAATGTATCGATTACCGCGCCAACTTCGGCCAGCGTGAAGGTATGTTGATCTGGCCTGATTTTACCGGCTGGGACACTGTGACAGATGCCGAACAGACGATGTACGCCACCGCCCGTGCGCTGGGCCTGCGCGCCAAAATTGACAGTGACACCGGCTGGCATAAGTCGCTTTCCAACGTCGCAGTGAACGGCGTCACCGGTATTTCCGCCGATGTGTTCTGGGACTTGCAGGATCCGGCAACCGACGCGGGCCTGCTGAACAAAAACGACATCACCACGCTTATCCGCTCTGATGGTTTTCGCTTCTGGGGTTCCCGCTCCCTGAGCGATGACCCGCTGTTCCAGTTTGAGTGTTACACCCGCACCGCGCAGGTTCTGGCGGACACCATGGCAGAGGCCCACATGTGGGCGAATGACATGACGCTGACCCCGTCACTGGCCCGCGACATTATCGAAGGCGTGAAGGCCAAAATGCGCTCGCTGGTCAGCCAGGGTTATCTGCTGGGCGGAGACTGCTGGTTTGACGACAGCGTGAACGATAAGGACACCATCAAGGCCGGGAAGCTGTGGCTGGACTATGACTACACCCCGGTCCCGCCGCTGGAGAACCTGATGTTCCGCCAGCGTATCACCGACCGTTATCTGGTCGATTTTGCCAGCCAGCTTAAATCCTAAGGGGACGTTATGGCACTGCCACGCAAGGTTAAATACCTGAATCTGTTTAACGCCGGTCAGAACTGGATCGGCCTGGTTGAGTCCGTCACCCTGCCCAAACTGACGGAGAAAATGGAGAAGTACCGGGGCGGCGGTATGCCGGGTTCGGTGGATATCAGCCTGGGCCTGGACGACGGCGCGCTGGATACGGAATTCACCATCGGCGGTACGGAGATCCAGCTGTTCAAGCAGATGGCGACGCCCACCGTTGACGGTGTTCAGTTGCGTTTTACTGAATCCCTGCAACGTGACGACACCGCCGAAGTGACCGCACTGGAGCTGGTTACCCGTGGTCGCTACAAGGAACTGGATTCCGGCGAGCACAAGCAGGGCGACAGCTCAACCACCAAAGTGACCTGCACCAACACTTACGTAAAACTCACCATCAATGGTGAGGAGCTGTATGAAGTGGACACGGTGAACATGGTCTGGAAAGTCGGCGGCGTGGATATGCTTGAAGCACACCGCACCGCGCTGGGCCTGTAATTAAAACGGGCGCGCCTGCCGCGTCCGTCCTTACTTCTCTTTTCTGAACGGAACACATCATGACCAAAGAAACCGAAACCACCGGCACCGAACCACGCACCACCGCAACCGTCACCCTGGACTGCCCGATCCAGCGCGGTAAACAGACCATTGAAACCATCACTGTGCGCAAGCCGCAGTCCGGCGCGCTGCGCGGCACCCGTTTGCAGTCGCTGATGGAAATGGACGTGGACAGCATGGTGGTGGTGCTGCCGCGCGTCACCACGCCGTCACTGACCCGCGAGGAAGTGCTTACCCTGGAGCCGGGCGATCTGTTGCAGTTATCCGTGGAGCTGGTCAGTTTTTTGTTACCGAAGTCGGCAACTGCCGGTTTCCCGACAAATTAACTGTTGATGATTTAATTGCCGATATCGCCACGATCTTTCACTGGCCGCCCGATGTAACCGGCGATATGTCGCTGACAGAACTGCTGGAGTGGCGGCACAAAGCCATTTTACGAAGTGGGGCCGCCGATGAGTGACCGTAACCTGCGTTTGCAGGTTGTATTAAATGCCGTTGATAAGCTCACCCGCCCGTTTAAGGATGCGCGTGCCGGTTCTCAGGAACTGGCCGCCGCCATCAAAAAATCCCGTGATGCCCTGAAACAGCTCGACCAGGCTGGCGCGAAGCTCGACGGGTTCCGCACCCTGCAACAGTCCGTGAAACAGACCGGTGCCGATCTGGCGCAGGCCCGCCTGCGCGCCCAGATGATGACCCGCGAAATGGCGGGGATGGAAAACCCGACAAAGAAACAGACCAAAGCCCTGGAAGACCAGTGGCGGGCCGTGTCACGTCTGGAGAAAAAACAGCAGGAAGAAACCGCGCAGCTAAGCCGGGTCCGGGCGGAGTTGTACCGGCTTGGCATTTCAGCCAAAGACGGCACCGGTGCCACAGAAAAAATCCGCCGGGAAACGGCCCGCTATAACGATGAACTTCGGGAGCAGGAAGCAAGGCTGAAGCGCGTCGGGGAACAACAGCGCCGCGCAGCTGCTGCGCGCGCGCAGTACACCCGCTCGCTGGAAATCCGTGACCGGGTGGCCGGAGCCGGTGCCGCTATGACGGCGGCGGGCGTGGGAATGTCCGCGCCGGTGCTGTCCGCCGTGAAAAGTTATTCCAGCCTGGAAGATGCCATGAAGGGTGTCGCCAAGCAGGTTAACGGCCTGCGCGATGACAGCGGCAACCGCACCGCACAGTTTTATGAAATGCAGGCGGCCATCAAGCAGGCGGGTGAGCAGTTACCCATGGCAAACGGTGCGATTGACTACGCCGCCCTGGTGGAAGGTGGCGCGCGCATGGGGATCGGGGGCGATGCCAAAACATGGGAGGAACAGAAAGCGGATTTGCTGAGGTTTGCGGCGGTGTCCGCCAAAGCGGCTACGGCTTTTGAACTGCCCGCCGATACCCTGGCGGAAGACCTGGGGAAAATCGCCCAGCTCTACAAGGTTCCAACAAAGAATATCGAGCAGTTAGGCGATGCGCTTAACTACCTGGACGATAACGCCATGTCCAAGGGTGCCGATATCATTGATGTGATGAAGCGTATGGGCGACACCGCCAACCGGCTGGACTACAAAAAAGCCGCTGCGCTGGGTTCCACCTTCCTGTCGCTGGGTTCGGCACCGGAAGTGGCCGCCAGTGCCGCCAAAGCCATGGTGCGTGAACTGTCCATCGCTTCCATCCAGAGCGACCGCTATCAGGAAGGTCTTAAGCGGCTGAATCTCGATCCGTTCGAACTGCAAAAGGCCATGGTGACCGATTCCATGGGCACGATTATGCGTGTGCTGGACCAGGTCAACAAACTGAAGCCGGAAGACCAGACGCCACTGTTAACCATGCTGTTTGGTAAGGAGTTTGGAGACGATGCGACCAAACTCGCCAACAACCTGCCGGAACTGCGCCGCCAGCTTGCACTGACGCAGGGCCAGGGCGCGCAGGGTTCTATGCAGAAAGAATCCGACATCAACAAGGATTCACTGTCCGCACAGTGGATGCTGGTAAAAACCGGGGCGGCCAATGCCATGAGCAGTCTGGGCGAAACGCTGCGCGGTCCGCTGCTGGAAATCATGGGGTACATCAAAAAGGTTACCGGCGGTATCAGAAGCTGGGTGGAGAACAACCCGAAGCTGGCTGGCACAATCATGAAAGTAGTGGCGGCGGTGGCTGCCATCACTACGGTGCTGGGTGCGCTGGGCCTGGCTGCTGCGGCCATTCTTGGGCCGCTGGCGATCATGCGGTTTGGGTTCAGTTTCCTGAGCGGTGGCGCGCTGTCGCGCCTGCTTCCGGGGTTCGGCGGACTGGCGGCAATAATTACGCGTCTGGCTCCGGGTCTTGCAGGTGCCGGTGGCGGGATCCGTGCATTTCTGGCAAGCCTTCAGAATACCGATGCGGCGTCCGTGATAGAGCGCATCCGGGAAGCGCTGTCCGGGTTCGGTGAAGACGACGAGGAAGGCGGCATACTGGATGCGCTGCGCAACGGGGTGCTCAATCATCTCAAAGAGCAGGCAGAGAACGCAGGCGGCGCGCTGGTTTCCGCGTTCCGTAACCCGGTCGCAACGCTGTCTACCCTGCGGGGTCATGTGGCCGGGCTGGCAACGGCAGGTTTCGGGGCGCTCGGTACGGCGGTAAGCCGCTTCGGTAATATTCTGCTGGCGCTTGTCACCTCCCCGCTGGCGCTTCTGCGTACGGCATTAATGGCAACCGGCGGCCTGCTGGGCGCGCTGCTAAGTCCCGTGGGTCTGGTCATTATGGCGCTGTCAGCCGTCGCGCTGGTTGTCTGGAAATACTGGCAGCCCATCACCGCATTTTTATCCGGGATGGTGGAAGGGTTTCAGGCGGCTGCCGGGCCAGTTAAAGAAGCGTTCGAACCCCTACGCCCCGTGTTCACCTGGATAGAACAAACAGTGAAAGGACTGTGGAAGTCATTCACCGATTTGCTTTCCCCTGTCAAATTTACCTCTGATGAGCTGAGCAATGCGGCAGATATGGGTAAACATTTCGGCCAGGCGTTAGCAGATGGTCTGGCACTCGTAATGAGTCCCCTTGAGTCGCTTAAGTCGGGCGTCTCATACCTGCTGGATCTGATGGGTCTTGTCAGTGATGAGTCTAAAAAAATGCCTGATGCCGGTAAGGTAACCGGGAATGCTTATTTGAAATACGGTAACGAGCAGGACCGAAATTTTACTGTGAGCGGCTATGAGGTTGGCGCGTACGATTCCGGTGGCTACCTGCCCGCCGGGAAAATGGGCATAGTCGGGGAGAACGGCCCCGAGCTGATAAACGGGCCGGTCAATATCATGAGCCGTCGCCGTACCGCCGCACTGGCTGCCGCTACGGCGATGGCGTTCGGCAGCCTGTCACAGCCTGTTGCCGCGAAACCACTTCATCCGCTAAGCCTGCCGGTGACGGAATACCGTCATCCGTCAGCCGGACTGCGGGGCGGTGATCTGTCCGTTTCATCCGGTCCGGCAAAATATGAAATCAACATTCACCAGGCACCGGGCCAGAGCGCGCAGGATGTGGTGGCGGAAGTTATGCGCCAGCTCGACGCGCGGGAGCGCCAGCGCGCCGCCGGTCGCCGCAGTAGCTTCAGTGACAGAGGGGATTTTGAACCATGATGATGACCCTGGGCCTGTTTGTATTCATGCTGAAAACCGTCCCGTTCCAGCAGTTGCAACTGCAACAGCAGTGGCGACATGCCAGCAACAATCGTATGGGCCTGCGCCCGTCGCTTCAGTTTCTGGGGCCGGACAGCGATGTGATAACCCTGTCAGGGGTGCTGATGCCCGCCATCACCGGCGGGCGGCTGTCCATGCAGATGCTGGAACTGATGGCGGAAACCGGCAAGGGCTGGCCGCTGCTGAAAGGCAACGGGACCATTTACGGCATGTTCGTGATCGAGAATATCGGGCGAACGGAAAGCGAGTTTTTCAGCGACGGTTCACCGAGAAAAATTGAATTTACCGTGACGCTGAAGCGTATGGATGAGTCGCTCAGTCAGATGCTGGGCGACCTGTCCGGGCAACTGACCCAGCTTAAGGACAACGCGGTCAGCAGTGTGGGGGGTTTGCTGTCATGACAGATATGACCATGTTTGCCGGTAGTGAATGTGTCCCTGCTTACCGGGTAATGATGAAGGACCGGGATATCACGCAGAACCTTGCGCCCCGGCTTATTGCCCTGACGCACACCGATAACCGTGGCTTTGAGGCTGACCGCCTCGATCTGGAACTGGACGACGCAGACGGCCTGCTGGAACTGCCGCGCCGGGGTGCGGTACTGTCGCTCGCGCTGGGCTGGAAGGGAAAGCCGCTGATCGTCAAAGGGGATTTTACCGTTGATGAGATTGAGCATTACGGAACGCCGGACCGCATCACCGTGCGGGCGCGCAGCGCGGATTTTCGCGCCACGCTGAACACCCGCCGGGAGAAGTCCTGGCATAAAACCACCGTAGGCAAAGTGTGTGAAGAAATCGCCGCCAGGAACAAGCTGGAAGCGGCCATCGGTGCGGACATGGCCGCGCAGGAGGTGGACCACATCGACCAGACCAATGAATCAGACGGGTCATTTCTGATGAGGCTGGCCAGACAGTATGGCGCGATTGCATCCGTTAAGGCTGGCAGGCTGCTGTTCATCCGGCAGGGCCAGGGCAAAACCGCCAGCGGGAAAGCGCTGCCGGTTGCCACAATAACCCGCCAATCCGGCGATCAGCACCGCTTCAGCCTGGTTGACCGGGAAGCCTACACCGGCGTGATCGCTTCCTGGCTGAACACCCGCGAGCCGGTAAAGAAAGACCCGGCAAAGGTGAAGCGCAGGCGTCATAAGTCCAGCACATCGGAGACTAAAACCCCTGAAGCAAAACAGGGTGATTACCTCATCGGTACGGATGAAAACGTTCTGGTTCTGAGTCGCACCTATGCCAACCGGCGAAACGCAGAGCGCGCCGCAAAGGCGACATGGGAACGGCTTCAGCGTGGCGTGGCGTCGTTTTCTGTCGGGCTGGCGCTGGGAAGGGAGGATTTATTCCCGGAGTTGCCGGTCAGGGTAAGCGGATTCAAACAGCAGATTGATGAAGCGGACTGGATTATTACCACGGTCACCAACTCCATTAACGACAATGGTTTTACGACGTCACTGGAACTGGAAGTTAAAATTTCAGATACGGACATGAATTAAATCATTTTGAAAATGCAAGTTACAAGTTATCATATTTAAACTTTTCGAGCTGGAGAAACCTGAAAATGATGAATTGTCCTCTCTGTGGTAATGCAGCGCATACGCGGAGTAGCTATCAGGTATCGTCAAACACAAAAGAAAGATATAACCAGTGTCAGAATATTGAATGCGGACATACGTTCATTACGCATGAAACATTTGTCCGATCTATTTCTACACCGCAACGTGTCAACCCTGCCCCACCCCATCCTCAGTGCAATGGACAAAGCCATTTAATTTTTTAA